ATCCTTTGGTTTTGGCATGGGTTCAATGCTATTCAACGTTGCATTTAATGATTCAAAATATTCTTGTTCTTTTATCCTGGCTTCATAATGGTCTTTGCAATTAAAAAAATTTATTATTTCCATTCTCCAATTATACCATCCACCATTTTCCCTTATAACTTTATACAACTTGCACTGATGATTTGAAGATTTTTCACTTATGCAACTTTGTTTATGAGCATGTTTCCTTTGAACAAAATTTGTAGTATGACCAATATAAAGTTCTTTTACAGTAGAATCTTTACAATAGATTTTATAAATAATAGTGTTTGAATAATCAATTTCAACTTTTGGCATATTATGTATTGTTATCTTATATTTATATTAAAAAAATCTTATATAATCTTATAAAAATTTTATAAATAAAAAATGCCTAAATACTTTTCCGTAAAATATATAAAATTTTATCGTAACAATATTTTCGCATATTTTTTAGAATTTCTGAGCGTTTTGCTCACAAGGGCTAAAAAAACACCCTATTTCGGCAAAATACCCTAGGTTTCGAAAAATGGACATTTATTTTTGTCCATTTTTAAAATTCACGAACACTTTTGACCCTCGATTTCTGGAGATTTTCTTTAAGCCCTCTTTTTAATAATATATATTTCCTGAAAATAGTGCCTTATTTTTAGTTCCTTTTTTTCAGTCCATATTTTCTACTTTTTCCGCATCGTTTTATATTTTTATTTTTTCTTGTTTTATTTTTTTTATTTTTTATTAAACTGTTTTTTGTATATTTGGGAATTTTTTTATGACGACAACGACGAGTTTTTCTGGGATTTCCACCAAACAATCCTGGTATTCCTGCTCCTACTAATCCTAACGCTTCACCTATTCCTTTGTCTATATCAGTTTTAGAAAGCATACCTGAAAACAATCTGGTTATTTTTGTAGAAAAATTAGTAAAAGTTTCTTGTAATATAGAAGCTATCTTTTGTTTGCTAACTGATTCATTTTGTTTCATAGCATTTGGATTTTGTGATTGTAGAGTCTTATCTGCTAGTTCAAGTAGTTTTTTTAATTGTTTTGGTAAATGACCAAACTTTGTGTTAGAATTGTTTATTTTTTTATCTATAGCATCTTTTACTTTTTTTATTTTATCTGAAATGTCTTGCAATAAAATTCTCATTTTTTCGGTAAATTTTAGTGTTTCATTTTCTTCTATTCGCTTTTGTAAATCTCTATATATATTATTTAATCTTACTCGTTCGGCTGGTTGATCACCTGGAAAAGCTTGTTTTAACGTGTCTAAACCGTCAATTATTTTTATCGTATTTGTTATTGACTGTTTTTCTTTTCTATCACGGTATGATTGCCTAATTTGTTGATTTAACATTTCTTTTAATTTTCTTTGAGAATCTTTTAATTGTTTATTCAGTTCCTCTTCTTTTTTTTTTAATTCTTCGTTTAATTTAGCGAAATTATTTGTATATGAAGATGATGATGATGATGATGATGATGATGATGATGAAGATGAAGATTCTTGCATTAAAAAATAAGTATTATAAAAATTTAAATTATCACTCAACACTTTACTAACATATTCAATACCAGATACTACATAATCTAATTTTTTTTCGGTTTTTGGAATTTCATTTTCATTATATTGAATTTTTTCTAAAACTTTTAATGCAACTTTTGTATCTATTTTATCTAATAATAATTGTTGTTCATTTTCATCTGTTAATTTAAAACAAGTGGTTGCTTTTTGTATAAATGCATTTAATTGTAATAAATTATTTAAAGTTTCTTGAGTATAATGTTGGATACCAGTTCCCAGTATACCAAAGTCAGTTTTAGCTTGTGTATTTAATTTTGATCCTAATATTAACAATAGTTTGTTTAGACAGGATTTTCTATCGGCACACGTAAAATTTTTGGGAATAAATTCATAATATTCATTTAAATCAACTAAGGAACCTATCACTTTTTTAAAGACATCATCTGGAATTAAATCTTTTGGTTCATAGCCAGATATAATAATAGCACTTGCGGTGGAAAATTTTTTAAATATTTCTAACTGTGATTGGGATTCAGAATCAATAACATGTTCGTCATCTGTTTCAGGCATATCTACACCCAATCCAGTGCTCATGGTGTTCACTGATAGAAATGCACCATCACCTATCACATTTTTATCGGTTGAACTAATGCATCTTTTAACTGGTTCTGAAGATGAAGATGAAGATGACGCTGGAGCTTGATTATTCAAGTTATTTACATAATATGTTTGTAACCAATCTCCTAATGATTTTGGCTCAACAATGCCTTTTAAAAAATATTTGAAATTATGTTCATTATCTACACCATTTGTTGTATTTAACCAGTATACATATGCCCACATAAATAATCTTTTTCTCTCACTTGTTGCATGTCTCATTTTTTCAATTGCTTCATTAACTGTCTTACAATCTTTTACGAGATTGAATAATATTGTAACATTACTTATAGTATTATCTCTTAAACGTGTAAATAAATATTTTATTTTAACGTCTGCTCCGTCATTTATTAATCCTACAAAATTACTTGTATTTAATTCACCATGAAATGGTTTTATAGGCTCTCTAATTACTAATATCAACCCATCGCAATCATTTACGTTTCCTTGAGAAATAACTCCATTTTCATCGTCTGACCCAAATTCTTTAAGCAAACCTATATCTATTATATTTATATTTATTAATCTTTCTTCTTGAGTATTTTTAAATAAGGAAAAATATACGTTATAACCATTTATTAATATATTTTTTTTGTCTAAATTTAAATCGTTATTTTTAAATAAAACAGATTGGTCTTTAAAATCTTTAAGTGTTAGCGTTTTATTGTTTTCTGGGTCAACAAATCCAGGTATTCCATTTTTTTTAATACTTTCTACATCACGTTTGAAATCACTAATTTTATTATTATCAACATAACATACATTTAACTGAATTTGTGAAGATGGTGATGGAGATGACGATGAAGATGAAGATGACGATGAAGATGATGATGAAGGAGAACCCTCCGCAACCAGTTCTGGACCTAAACCTATATGTTCTGTTGACTGCGATATAACATCGTTTTTAAGAGTAATATTTACTTTATCATCAAATTTATAAAAAATGGGAACTAATTCTTTAAATTTAATATTATTATCTTCAAACAGTTCAATTGCTAAATGTGTAATATTAAAATCTACAGATGGTGTAACAGGATTTCCTTGAGGATCCACGTAAATGTATAATTTTGGATATTCTGTCGCATTATCGTAAACTCTATGTTGACCGTTTTGGATAGATTCAATTATTGATTTTTCTTTTTTATGACCTTTACTATTAATGGCAAATAAATAATTATTATTAGCTAAATTTTCAAGTGTAGATTTGTCAAAATCCGAAATGTTATTGGGTGTTAATTCTATGCAACGATAAATTTTAAATGTTTCTTGTCCATCACAATTAGCAAAAGCAAACCTTAACATTTCTGAATAATATATTCGTTCCATGGCTCCAAATGAACTGCCACATTTTTTTACTCTAGTAAATATAGAATGAAATAAATCTCCTAATTCGCTATTTTGCAATGCTACATTTTTTTCCAGATAATCCTTTGTAGCATCAAATACAGGTTTGATATCTTGTTTCAAATGTGTATAAAAATCATGAGGTAATTCTAATAAATATTTTAATTCGGTGAATGCCTTTATTATAGCAGGTTCAAAAGAACCATCACATAATCCTCGGGTTTTTGCACCTCCTTTTTTAAAATACCGATATATTCTTGCGCGTTTATCATAATGTTCTTGCTGTGGATCTGGCCTTGATGATTGATTTCTAAAAGGAAAATCATCTACACGCTTATTTCCTTCCTCTTCTTCCATTCCTTCTCCTTCTTCTTCTCTTTCTTCCTCGTTTTCACCCTCGTCCTCTTCTTCCATTCCTTCTCCTTCCTCGTCCTCTTCTTCCCCTGCTCCTTCCCCTGCTCCTTCCCCTTCTTCCATTCCTTCTCCTTCATCTTCTTTTTCAACAATATCAATATTAGCTATTGCTTCATCCAGTAATGCATCTGGGTCATATATAGATAACAAATCAAAAAAAATAGCACTTTGTTCTATCATAGTTTGATTCAAAACCATATAATCATCATAAAAACCTGAATCTAAATTACTAACTATATCACTCATCAATTGTTCAACTTGTTCAACATATTGACCTTGGTTTGATACTTTTACTTTTTGATCTAAAACATTACTTGTAGTTAAGTTCGCTACGCCAGCGGGCGAGGAAATTGGTGTCACCGTTAGTGCTCCTTCTTCTCCTAGTGTTGATGAAAAATCATTTTGAGTTTGAGGTGGTGATGCGTCATCTGCATCTGTCACTATTTCTGTTGTTCGTTCTCCTTCTGCTATTTGTAGTGAGCTTGATGTTGACTTTGCAGGTGACGATGCTGGTGACAGAGGTTCTGTATCATGATTTTGGCCTCGTTGCATTTAAATTTATAATTTATAATTTATATAATACTATATATTTATATTTCCAATTAGTTCTTAAAAATACCTATTTATAAAATAAATATAAAGTATAAAATAAAAACAGATGTCTTATGTTTATTTGCTAGAATCCTCAGATAAAGCAACCTATGTGACACTATTTATAACGAATATCGTAGTTGTGGAATAAACTGATCCAAATTCTTGGCCATATTTGCGTCTCCAACGCACTCATCAAAAAGACAGCATATTCTATTCTTATGCAAAGAATGAGCTATTGATAATGGTGCAGAAAGTCCTCCTATAAATAATTTACATGAATTAATAATTGTGCATAATTCTGAAAAACTTTTGAATTCATGATAATTAATTTTGATATTCGTTTTTGTTTCAAAAAAATTATGTTCATGTTTACTTGCAGCAATAAATAACAATTCATCGTCACTATAAAAATCTCTTAATAAGTTAAAATTGAAATTAGATGGCCATCTATAACTTGTAGTATTGATAACTATTTTATTTTTCCATTCATCTTCAATTGAACAATTCAACCACTGTCTTTTACCCCATTTAACATTGTATGTTTGTTTGTATATGTAATACCAGTTTTGATGATTTAATAGTGAACTATTTCTCCAACAAGAGAGACCTATATCAATTGGTTCATTATCATGCTCAAAAATTTTGAAATCTTGAATATATGGTTGATTAATAATTATAGGATAAATATCATTATATGTATTTACAAGTCCGTTACTAAAATGATCACCTCTATCAGATAAATATACTACTCCTTTTCTACCAGTCTCATAGAATTTTTCATTTATTACAGATAAACTATTAATAAAATCTCCTAGCCTACCTCCTGCTAAATATGTAATAGGGGGTAGACTAGGAGGTAGGCCACCTCCTGCTAAATATGTAACAGGAATAGGAGTAAATGAATAAATCTCCGTTTTTTCGTTGTTAGGAATAACAAAATCTGTTAAATTTACTACAATTGTTTTGTCGTAGAAATGTTCCTTTATCTCTGTCTCATAAATAATTGTTGGTATTTTTAAAAAATCTTGAATTATATTAGTTATAGGACTTTCAAATGTTATCACATCATATTCTAGAGATAAATAATTAATTTCTGGCAATTTATTGAAAAATGTATTCTCGTTCTCAACTACAATATTACAGCAATTAGATGCATAACTTTTTTGTTCTTTTATATTTGATTCGCATAATAAATTAAACCAATTCTTGATCCGAAATCGTTTTTGATTGAATTCAAAAATATTATTTGAAATTGATGCAAAATTTGGATCTTCTATGTTTATACTTTTAATTACATCTGTCATATCCCATATACGTTCGTTGACATACATTAATAAATTGTAATAAAAATCATATTTTTGTTTGTATTCTTGACATTCATTTAAAACATTTATCTCTTTTTGAATTTCTCTTTTTTTATTTTCATCTGGTATTTTGATTAATTTTAATTCTAAAATACTTAATTTATCTATAGCTTCTCCCACCGAAACTTCAATCTTCATATATTTAATATATGAAAATTATTTTTAATATAATACTATTTGAATTTAATTAAAAGTAGATTCATCCATAAAAGGATTTTATTAATATTTTCTCAAATTTATTTGAGAAATTTTTACTAGACCAATCTAATTTCATTTTTAATACACCGTCTTTCGTTTTTTCTATAGCTTCTTTTATTCCGATAGAAGGATAACAGTCAATATATTTATGTATATGTCTAAAAGTGCAGTCATTTGTTATAAATAAGGGTCTTCCAGAAGAGATTGCTTGATCTGTAACCGCTGAAAGACCTGATGAATAAATGTGTTGTCTATTGTAAAAAAAACAATTAATGGTTTTTGTAGAACAAATTGCTATTAGTTCCTCCTTTGAATAGTTATCAGATGTTATTTTTATATTAATTCCGGGTTTTTTTAAAATTGATTTTATGCCTGCTTTTATTTTATTTATTTCTTCGTTATGCGTAGAATCTGAAATATGCGTGCCTTTGGGTATATTAAAATGTATAAAAGCTTTGTCATAATCATTTTGAACTAATTTTGCAATTCTATACCAATCTTTTCCAGGAGTAGCAAATCCAAAACTAAAAACTTTTGGTATATCATTTTGTGTTAGGGACTCGTCAACATTTGATAAATCAAAATCTTCAAGTGGTCTACAAAATGCGTGTATATTTTCAGTTTCGTTGATTGTTGGATCTAAAACAATGTAATGAGAAAAATAATCTGGACTACGTGAAGTTGGATTTTGAGAAAAAGAAACTTCTGTCACTATGCAAAAAGTTGGTTTACTGAATTTGCGAATTATGTACTCATTCATCCAATTGTTTACTGTAAAATGTTGATTAAAAATGGCAAAATCATATGAGAAATCTAACTCTTGTTCTTCAGAATAATCCAAAGTGTAATGACTGCTTGTTTTCAACGAATTATAAACCATTTTTCCAGATTCCCATATACTACAAAGAGCTTCTTTAGAATTATAAAATATACCTCGCATTTTTGTAATTTGTTTAATTTTATGTATCAAATTATTGTTGCTATATTCTTGTATAAATTTATTATTAACATTCATAGAATAGTTCATACAATCATTAACAGAATTTTTATAAAGACAAATTTTGTCGGAATAAATATGTCTAAACATATTGCTGTCAGATATACCAAAAGGTTTTTTAACAGAAATAGCATAATCTATTACACTAGAGATTCCTCTACCTTGTAGTTTATCATATAAAAAAATGTTCATTGTATTTAATCTTAAAAAATACAATATATCCTCATTAGAACAAAACTCATGAGTAATCATAAGTTTAATTTTAGATTTTTTGGGAATGCTTTCACATAAATTTTTTATATTACTATTTGTAATGTCTCCAATTCCATCAAAATCTGCAGAGGGGATAATAAATTTTATAATTGCTGAATCAAATTGTTCGTTAACTATATTAATTATTTTATCAAAACCTTTAAAAGAAAACCCAAACCCAAATGAACCAAAAATAGGAACGCCTTCTTCCGAATATTCAATAAAATCTTTTATAGTTTGTGTAGTTGGTTTATAATTTTCTAATATTTCATCTACATTATCATATATAGGGCGCGGTATAGAAAATTTCCTATTTGTTTCTTGAATATTTGGATCAATGTCGCATATAATATCAAAAAAATGCCCATCCGATTCGTGAGGAATTCCAATATTTTTAACATTTTTTTGAATATTTGTAGAATTTAACCAAGACATAGTTGACGAGTGATAATTATATATAATGCAGTGAATGTTTGGTGCATTGTTTAATATAGATTCTATGTACTGTGATTGATTTTCAACTTCTATATAAATATAATCAACTCCTTCGGTTTTTTTTAGAATGTCATATACTCTTTTTCCATATTGGTAAACTCCACATTGTTTTTTTGCGTGATTGAAAAATATAATTTTCATTTATATAATAATATATATTAGTTTTAATATATTAGTTTTTAATATATTAATCTTACTAAATTCTTAATTACATTAATTAAATTAATTAAATTAATTAACAGATTTACAATCTGCTTCCACCATTTCTTTTACCAAATCCTCAAAACTATATTCAGAAACCCAACCCAATTCACTTCTTGCTTTATTACTATTACCTAATAATTCATCTACCTCAGCTGGACGAAAGTATTTTTCAGAAATAAAAATAAGTTCTCGTCCAGTATTGGAGTCGTAACCAATCTCATTTATACCTTCCCCCTTCCATTTAATATCAAACCCTTTTAAAGCAAATGATTTTTCAACAAATTCACGAACACTATGATATTCATTTGTAGAAAGGACAAAATCATCAGGTTCTTTCTGCTGTAGAATAAGCCACATTCCTTTTACATAATCTTTGGCGTGCCCCCAGTCGCGAAGAGAATCAATATTCCCCAAAATCAATTTGTCTTGTTTTCCATTTATAATATTGCCCAATGCTATAGTAATTTTTCGCGTAACAAAATTGTGACCTCGTCTAGGGCTCTCGTGGTTAAATAAAATTCCAGAGCATGCATACATTCCATAAGATTCTCTGTAGTTTTTTGTGATCCAGAATCCGTATAGCTTAGCAACACCATAAGGAGACCTAGGATAAAATGGTGTAGTTTCAGTTTGTGGAACTTCTACAACCTTTCCGTATAATTCCGATGTAGAAGCTTGATAAAAACGAATTTTATCAAGAGAAATTCCAGAGTTTCGCAAACATTCCAAAACACGAAGTGTTCCAACTCCGTCAACATCGGCTGTATATTCGGGCATGTCAAAAGAAACTTTTACATGACTCATCGCAGCTAAATTATATACTTCCAAAACTTCAAAGTCGCTGTGTTTATTTTTGATTTCATTTAATATATTTAATAAATTCATCCCATCAGATAAGTCACCATAACGAAGAATTAATTTATCAAAAATATGTTCAATTCTATGAGTGTTAATATTAGAACACCTACGAATAATTCCCCAAACTTCATAATTTTTTTCCAATAATAGTTCTGCTAAATAAGAACCATCTTGTCCGGTTATACCTGTTATTAATGCAACTTTCATATAATAATTAATATGCGTGTATTTATATAATAATTCGTAAAAACTATTATATAAATTTTAATCTTCTAATTATTTTGTAATCCAAAGGTCCATAAATGAACCTAATATATTAGTTTCTATTCTTTTATAATTAAGTTCATCAAAAATTTTTTGATGAGGGTTTGGGTCTGGACAAACATTTGGATACCCATAAAATAAATTTTCTATAAAAATAATTGGTTTATTTCGTAATATTGTCTGTTTTGCCCCCTCTAATACTTCGTTTTCGTGATTTTCTACATCTATTTTTATCATACTTATGTTATCTAAATTTAAAGAATCTAATGTAATTACATTTATAGAAGGATTTACAATAAAACTTGAACCATTACTGTAGCTATGTAGTGAAAATCCACCAAAATTTCCAGCTTGTGAATTATATAACGGCATAGTTCCTTCTTTATCACTTAACGCAATCTCAAAAATTTTACTTTTATTTTCATAATTTTTCATATTCATTTTTAACAAAGATATATTTTGTGAGAATGGTTCAAATGAATAAACCATTTCGCATTTTAAAAATTTTGCAAAAAAACAGAATGATTACCAATATTAGCACCAATATCCAATATACCCGTTTGACTATTATAATTTTTTGCAATATAATCAAGAAAGTTAATTTCAAAAAAATTATTATTTTGAACCATATTATCACTAACTATTTCACCATTACTGTGAACAACTATCTCCGTATTTGTTTGACCATAATTTGAATTAACAATCCTACTCATTTTAATATATTTAAAGTAATATAAAAATTAATATAAAAAAATACGCATATATATATATATGAATACTTATAGTCAATGTGCACAAGATTTATTTGTAGAAGCTGTAATGAAGGGTAAACGCGATGGTTATTTTTTGGAGATTGGGTCAAATCACCCTGCACAACATAATAACACATATCTTCTTGAAAAAAAATACAATTGGAAAGGTTTAATGGTTGAATATGATAAATCTTTTGAACAATCATACAAGGTTCATCGGAAAAACTCTATTTATGAATTAAATGATGCTAGATTAGTTAATTATAGAGAAATATTGGATAAAAATAATTTTCCAGAAAATATTGATTATTTACAGATAGATTTAGATGTAGACAATAAGTCTACTTTGGATACTTTTCTCTTATTAAATAATACTGTCTTAGATAAATATAAATTTGCAACAATAACATTTGAACACGATATTTATAGAGGAAATTATTTTGACACACAGACTATATCTAGAGAAATATTAAAAGACATGGGTTATTTATTAGTATTTCCAAATGTTTCAGTATTTTGGGAGGGTTCTTATAAACCATTTGAAGATTGGTATGTTCATCCTGATTTAGTTGATATGAATTATATTAATAAAATAATAACAACAGATAGTTTAACTGTTGAACAAATTAAAAACATATTATAAAGGTTTTTTGTTAATGTAAAATTGATTATACGACACGTGCCTATCTAAAATGTATCCATTTGCATTTACACCCTTGAAGATTTAAATCCGCCCCCTTTATAATTTTTCTAAAATTATTATAGATGCCGAACAACCATAAGAGTGAAGATTATAAAATATCTGCTGTTCAATATTATTTGAATAATAAAGATGGATATAATAAAACATGTAAAATATTTGGTTGTAAAAGAAGCACTTTACGTGATTGGATTGATAAATATAAACATACTAAAACTCTCAAAAGAAAAAGTAGAAAATATAAATCTTACAAAATTACAAAACAACAAGTAAAAAGTGCGTTAGATTTACTGAAATCAAACGAACAACTCACTATGAATGAACTAGTGTTGGATATGAAAAAGAAATATCCTACTTTTAATGTTACTCCGCAACATTTAGGAGAGATAGTAAGAGATAACAACCGAACACGTAAAAGAACTAGACATGAGCATTTTCCAAAAGAAAGATACAAGAAACCAATTGATAAACAAAATGAAATGGATACTTTTTATAGTAAAGTCCGTAAGTATCCGTTAGATAAAATAATATGTTTGGATGAAACTAGTGTTGGTTCGGCACTAAAAACTACTTATAGTAGATGTTATTTAGGTAAGCGTTGTACCATAAAAACGTCCAACCAATTTGTATTTCGTAAATTTACATTGTTAGTAGCAATAAGTAATTCAAAATGCGTAGGAAAAGAAATGTATGAAAAAGGTGGAATGAATACTGAACGTTTTTTAGAGTTCCTACAAAAGCACATTTTTTCACAATACAAGGGTTATTTGATTATATTGGATAATGCGAAAAGTCACAATAACGATATCATAAAAGACGCTATATTGAAAAGTGGAAATGAATATTTGTATAGCATCCCTTATACACCAAGTTCAAATGCTCCCATAGAAGCATACTTTAATCAAATAAAAATATACATGAAAAAGAATAGGAATGTTGAAAATTACGAACAATTACAGAAAAATGTAGATAACGCAATAGAAAAGGTGAAACCAACTAATTATAAAAGTTACTTTCAATATGCTTATGGTAAAAAAGAAGGTATGAAATATATTAGAAAAGCATCTACAAAGAAAAGAAAATTAAAAAATTACAAAGAATAATATACTTAAAATTTATTTAGTTTAAGTATATAATCATAATGAGATTGAAAAGTGAATTATATAAAAAGGAACAAGAAGAAATTGTGGATAAAATAATTGCAATATTGGATTTGGAAAATAAAAAATCTTATACACTTTATGAATTAGATAAGAATGAAGAAATACAAAAACAAATCATGGAATTAATACCAGAAATAAGAAAATGGTATTCATTTAATAATATGAAAGCAGTAGGCGAACCAGAGAAAAGAAAACGACCTTGGTTATCAATAATAAAAAATCTTATAAAAACAAAATATAATATGGTAAGTTTAGACCACCATTTTACAGATAATAAAAAATATATACACACACAACTTTATGAATTTACCAAATTGTAGATATTTTTGTTTTTATATGTTATTAGAGTATTTATTCTAAATTTCTAATAACATATATCTCCCTTTTAAATGTTAAATTGTTTCTAGTTGAAGGAAGTTTTATATCATTTGGTAATAATATGAACCCATGTCCATCAAATAATAAATACGTTACATTCATAGTTTTTTCACCAGGACAAATCTTATCTACTTTACAATGAAATCTTATTCCTTTATCATTTTGATGTGTTACTATATCATTTATATGTATATTATTTACACTTGCTCTTTCATTATAATCAATCTCTCCTGATATTCTCGCAAAATAATTTGACATGTTGTTTTCGTGTTTGGTGTAAACTATAATTACACATTTTTGTTTCAATTTTTTATTAATGAATTTGATTATATTTGTATTTTATTATATCTTTAATAATAGACCAAAATAACGCTGGTGCTATCATGCCATTTTTACATACATACCAACCTTCAGATAATGATTCAATTAGTCCATTTTTTTCTACAAATTTATCAGTACTCGTTAGAAATGCAAATTTGTTATCCGAAATATTTAAAAAGCATGCTTTGTACCAATAGTTATTATCACACCCTTTATATTTAACCCCCCAAACATATTCATAATCATCTGGGTTCATATCTTTATAATTCTTTTTTGGGAAAAACATATTTTTGTCAAAATCATTTACAATAGATAATTCAGTTTGAATTAAAGATAATGATGGTACAATAGGTAAATCAATTACATTTTTATAGGTTAATCCACGAATACCAGATTGGAAATTATTACTACTAAAAATTGATTTTAGACCCGTTTCGCCTTTAATTTTTAATGATAATTCATTATTTGGCAATTGTCTAAATTCTAGTAATTGAATATTAGAATTCATTCTTTTACGGTAGTCAAACTTTATAATTTATAATTGCTATAAATTATAAATCAATTTTTTAAACATTTTCTCATTTAAAATGCCCAATTTATAAAAAAAAATACATAAAGATATTGTAACAATGTAATATAATATAATGGCAAATGTATTGAAAGTAAATGATATCGTTGTTGTAGAAAGAACCGATTTAGGTGCTGAACGAATTCCCTTAAACTATAGACACTATATTAACGAAAATAATTATATTTACCGTGCTAAAATAACCAATCTATGCGAAAACAAACCTTATCACCGTATTAAACCTATACCTTTAACAGATAACGAAAAAGATGATTTTATAGGAAGTAGAAAAGGTTACAAGTCAAAAATTTATAGAAAATGGACGGATTAAATGATAAAATGTAAAATAACAATTTCGCCGATAATGACTTAAAATAAAATCTTTAGGAATAATATAGAAATGAGTATCAAAGAAAAACCACCTGAGTTTTTCAAATCGGTGAAAACTTCATTAAAAAGCATACTGAAACACCCTGACATAAATACACCAAAAATTAATGAAGCAGTTATCAAAGCAAATAAGATTGTTATTCATACTTTACAATTTCTTAAACTTTATTTACTTCATTATTATGAAAACAATAACAATTCCTTACCTAAAATAAGTAAAGAACTTATTAATTCTACGATGAAAATATTATGTAATGAAAAAGCACAAGGAAGACCACCAAAACAAGAAATTAAGGAACTAAAAGAAAAATTAACAGCATTTTACAAAGAGAATTATCAACCTTTTACCCAAAATGACCCATTAGATTATACTCATTTGAATACTGTATTAGATTATTTGAAAGAAGATGTTCTAACCATGTATGAGAATAACATTCAGTTACATTATGTA